CTCACATCTGCAGAAGAAAAACTAAATGCAGTAGAAGATCACTTTGTACCTGAAAGAGTCATTTGACAAGAATCAATATACTACCCGTAGAAGAATTAACTGATCAACATTTGATGGCTGAGTATCGTGAGATATTCATGATCGGTTCTTCTCTTCAACGATCTCTCAAATCAGAGTATTGGGATCATAAAAGAATACCCAAAAAGTTTACATTGAATACGGGACATGTAATGTTCTTCTATGATAAAGGTAAATATCTTTATAAAAGATATGATGAGATCAAAGATGAACTTACAAAACGAAATTTTAAATTAGACAAATCTAGATTATTTAAAACAAAACAATTTCCGACAGATTATTATAATGATTGGAAACCAACAAAAGAAGACCAAGCGATAGTTTGGCAACGAATTGAAGAAAGGATACAACAGAAACCCGAATGGTATAGACATTATGGCGTTTCTATAGTATAATAGATATTATGCATTATTACACAAACATTAAAAGATACAAAGATTTCATTCTCGCAAGAGGTGTTAGAAACGGTGAGAAGTATATCAAGAGATTGAAATACGAACCGACTCTTTATATCCCAACAAATAAACAAACAGCTCACAAGTCAATTGCTGGTGAGTATTTACAATCAAAGAAATTCAAATCTCCGAGTGATGCAAGACATTGGAAGAAACAATATGAAAACACAGGTATTGATATTCATGGTCTTGAACAATGGGAGTACACATATCTTGCTGAAACATTTCCTTCTGATATTGATTTTGATATCAAAAATATAAACATACTTAACATTGATATTGAGTGTGAATGTGAGAATGGTTTTCCAGAACCGACAGAAGCAGAAGAACGAGTGAATGCGATAACACTAAAACTCTTTGGTCATAAAGAAACTCATGTGATCGGTACAGATAATTTTGATTACAAGAATGATGATCCGAATGTTATCTATTACAAAACAAGACACGAAAAAGAATTACTAACAACTTTCATGAAAGTATGGGACGAACTAGAACCAGATATCATTACAGGTTGGAATGTAGAAACATTTGATATCGCTTATCTAGTCAATCGTATTTGGAAACTATTTGATTGGGATACAGTTCGAAAACTATCACCTCACGAATTGATTACATCTAGAGAATGGTTATACATGGGTCAGAAGAAAATGATCTCTTACAATATAGCAGGTATCGCTATACTTGATTATCTAGAAATGTACAAAAAGTTTACATACATTACGAGAGAAACATATCGTTTGGATCACATTGCAGAAGTAGAATTGGGTAAGAAGAAAATTGATTACTCAGAGTTCGGTGCAATGCATCTGTTCTATAGAAATGATTATCAAAAGTTTCTTGATTATAATATTCGTGACACAGAACTTGTTGAACAACTAGACGATAAACTACAACTTATGGAGTTGGTTATCACTATGGCTTATCAGGCAAAGTGTAACTTCGAAGATGTATTCGGTTCAGTTCGATATTGGGATTTAATTATCTACAACTTCTTGAAGAAACGAGGTATGGTTCCACCACCGAAGAAGATGGCACAAGACTCTAGAATTGTCGGTGCTTATGTTAAAGAACCACAAGTCGGTCAACATAAGTGGGTCATGTCCTTTGACTTGAATAGTCTATATCCTCATTTGATTATGCAATACAATATGAGTCCTGATACATATCAGAAAAAGATATTCAATCAAGAGATCAATGTGAAGAAGTTACTAGAAGGTGAAGTTGATCTTAGTATGTTAACTAATACAACTGTAACTCCGAATGGTGCTTTGTTCAGAACAGACAAACAAGGGTTCTTACCAGAACTTCTAGAAGAAATGTATGATCAGAGAGTGTTGTTTAAGAACAAGATGATCGACAAACAGAAAGAACTAGAAACTATTGACAAGAGTGATACAATCAGAAGAAAAGAATGTGAGTATGAAATTGTTAAATACAATAACAATCAAATGGTCAGAAAAATATCACTTAACAGTTGTTATGGTGCTTTAGGTAATCAGTATTTCAGATATTTCAACAGAGAGATTGCAGAAGGTATTACTACATCAGGTCAGTTGAGTATCAAGTGGGTTGAGAGAGCTGTTAATGAGTTTCTAAACAAACTACTTGAGACTGATAATGACTATGTAGTTGCAATTGATACTGATTCAATCTATGTTACATTTGAACATTTAGTTGATAGAGTGAATCCAAAGAATCCAGTAGAATTTCTTGACACGATAGCTAAAGAAAAGATCGAACCAATGATCAATAGTTCGTATGAAGAACTTGCTTCTTATACAAACGCTTATCAAAACAAAATGGAAATGGGTCGAGAAGTGATTGCTGATAAAGGTATCTGGACAGCAAAGAAAAGATATATTCTCAATGTTCATGACTCAGAAGGTGTAAGATTCAAAACACCGAAACTAAAGATGATGGGTATCGAGACAGCAAAGTCTTCAACACCAATGTGGTGTAGAAAGAAACTTGAAGAAGGTATTCGTACATTGATGAATGGTACAGAGAATGATGTGTGGGATTTCATTACAAACTCAAGAAATGAATTTGGTAAACTCCCAATAGAAGAAGTTTCTTTTCCTCGTGGTGTGAGTGATATCAAGAAATATTACAACGCTGCTTCTATCTATAATAAGGGGACACCAATTCATGTCAGAGGATCACTACTCTATAATAATTATTTACATAAATACAATATAGACAAGAAATATCCTATAATACAGAATGGTGAAAAAGTGAAGTTTTGTTATATGAAACTTCCGAATATAATGAATGAGAATGTTATTTCATTTGTCTCAGCGTTACCTAAAGAGTTCGAACTTGAACCTTATATCGATTACGATTTACAGTTTCAGAAATCATTTGTTGAACCGTTGGGTGTAATATTAGATAAGATCGGGTGGACTACTGAACCAGTAAGTACACTTGAATCATTTTTTGGGTAATAATAGTTACCCATAGGGGTAATTATGTACGAATATAGAGTGAACATAGTCAAAGTTATAGACGGTGATACTGCAGATGTAGATATCGATTTAGGTTTTGGAGTTCAATTAAAAGATGAGAGAGTTAGAATTATGGGGATTGACACACCAGAATCTAGAACCTCAGACAAAATAGAAAAGGTATTTGGTAAAGCAGCTAAACAAGCTTTAATAGATATGTTAGGGGATACAGCAATTTTAAAAACACAAATTAATAAAGATGGTGAAGACATGAAAGGTAAGTTCGGAAGAATCCTTGGTGACTTTATTGTTGAACATAATGGTGAAGAAAAGAGTGTTGTTAATGCTTTGATAGAAGACGGTCATGCAGTTGACTATTACGGTGGTTCAAAAGAAGAAGTACAGGCTGCACACATGGTCAATCGTAAAAGATTAATTGATGAAGGTCTAGTAGAAATGTCTTATGAAGATGCCGGCTTGACCTCTGACGAATCAGTAGTATAATAGATATATGACTGAAATTCAATACATCTTTCTTACATTTCATTTAGTGACTTGGGTTGGGATTATATGTATTTTTGTTGAGATACAATCTTGGAAAAAAGAAATCAGACAACACATAGATTACGATAGTAGTCTAAGGGCTTTGAAGAAAGCTGAAATAAATAGAAAATAAATTATGGAGATAATATATAATGAGTTATTTGAAAAACTTAGTAAAAACAACAGGCAATGAGTTCGCTTCTATTGTAGAAGACGGAGTACAAGCAGCTGATGTCAGTGGATACATTGATACAGGATCGTACATCTTTAACGCTCTCTTGTCTGGTTCAATATATGATGGGTTACCTAATAATAAGATCACAGCATTAGCTGGTGAATCAGCTACAGGTAAAACATTCTTCGCACTTGGAATGTGTAAACAGTTCTTAGATGATAATCCTGATTCAGCGGTTATCTACTTCGAATCAGAAAGTGCAATCACAAAAGATATGATTGAGGAGAGAGGAATTGATTCTTCTAGAATCGTTATGGTTCCTGTAACAACAGTTCAGGAATTCAGAACTCAATCAATTAAAATTCTTGATCAATACATCAAAGACAAACCAACAATGAAAATGTGTTTTGTACTTGATTCACTTGGTATGTTATCGACAACAAAAGAGATTGAAGATACTGCATCTGGTGCTGAGACAAAAGATATGACTCGTGCTCAATTGGTTAAAGGTTGTTTTAGAGTACTAACTCTTAAATTAGGTAGAGCAGGAGTTCCGTTAATCGTAACAAATCATACTTATGATGAAATGGGATTGTTCGCAAAGAAAGTAATGGGTGGAGGTTCAGGTCTTAAGTACGCTGCTTCTTCAATCATTTTCTTATCTAAGAAGAAAGAGAAAGATGGTAAAGATGTTATCGGAAACATTGTTCATTGTAAGAATGAGAAATCAAGACTTACTATTGAAAACAAAATGGTTGATGTTATCTTGAGATATGACTCAGGATTAGATAGATACTACGGGTTACTAGATATAGCAGTCAAGTATGGTATATTCAAACAATCATCTACTAGAATTGAACTTCCAGATGGGACAACACAATTCGGTAAAACAATTAATAACAATCCTGAAAAGTATTTCACTAAAGATATACTTGATCAGATAAACGAAGCGACGAAGACAGAATTTTTATATGGCAACACGATTAGAACAGACGATACTCAAGAATCTGATACAGAATGAAGAATTTACTAGAAAGACTCTCCCTTACATAAAGTCAGAATTTTTTTCTGAAAGGGATGAAGAATTTCTATTTAAAGAAATACGAGAGTACTTCTTAAAGTATCAAACATCACCAACACCTGAAGCTCTTATCATTGATATTGATGAGAAGACTGATGTGGATCAACAATTAGTATCAGATGCAACGGTATTGATTCGAGAGATCAAAGAAGATAGAACTGAAACACCAGATGAATGGTTGATCGATTCAACAGAGAAATGGTGTAAAGATAGAGCAGTGTACAATGGAGTGATGAACTCTATTGAGATCATTCAAGACAAACAAGGTAACTCTGGAGAGATACCAGATATTCTAAGAGAAGCTCTATCTGTTTCTTTTGATCAGAATGTTGGTCATGATTTTATTGAAGATTGGAATGAACGATATGAGTTCATGCACAGAGTAGAAGAACGTGTACCTTTTGACTTAGACTTAATGAATAAGATAACAAAAGGTGGTCTTCCAAATAAGACATTGAATATTGTCATGGCAGGAACAGGTGTAGGTAAATCATTATTCATGTGTCATTGTGCATCGTCAGCTTTACTTCAAGGTAAGAATGTATTGTACATTACATTAGAAATGGCAGAAGAAAAGATCGCTGAAAGAATAGATGCAAATCTACTTGATATTTCATTAAATGAATTAACTAGTCTACCAAAGATGATGTATGAGAAAAAGATTACTAGAGTTAGAGAAAAGACTAAAGGTAAATTAATCATTAAAGAATATCCAACAGCAACAGCTCATAGTGGTCACTTTAGACATCTATTACAAGAATTAGATTTAAAGAGAGACTTCAAACCAGAAGTTATCTTTATTGATTACTTAAATATTTGTAGTTCATTCAGAGTTAGACCAGGTAGTAATGTAAACACTTATTCATATATTAAATCAATTGCAGAAGAACTAAGAGGTCTAGCAGTTGAGTTTAATGTACCAATTATGTCTGCAACACAAACTAACAGAACAGGATTTGTTTCTACTGATGTTGGACTAGAAGATACATCTGAATCATTCGGTTTACCAGCAACAGCAGACTTTATGTTTGCTTTGATATCTACAGAAGAAATGCAAGAACTAGATCAAGTAATGGTAAAACAGTTAAAGAATCGATATAATGATCCGGGATTTCATAAAAGATTCGTATTAGGTGTAGATAGATCAAAAATGAGACTATATGATTGTGAACAATCAGCACAGAATGAACTAGTTGATATAGGACCTGTAATGGACAATACAACAGCTGGTAAAAGAATATCTTCTGAAAACACAAAAGGTATGAATTTTGATTGACACCACGGGTACACTTTTGTTATACTATGTATATGATAATGAAAAAAGATATGAAAATTAGACAAATATTCTTAGACATGGACGGTGTTTTAGCAGATTTCGAGTCTAAAATAACAGAAATGTTAGGTGAAAAAGTGTGGAATGATGATGCAGGTCATGGAGTTTATGATGCTCATAAGAGAGAATTGACTGCTAAGCATATGTTTAGAAAAATGGATCCTTTAGTTGATGCATGGAAATTGACTGATTGGTGTTTAAATTCAGGTATTCATACTGAAATATTGACTGCAGCTGGTACTGTTAACAGAGAATTAGTAGTAAGAGATAAAATAGAATGGATTAAAGAACATATTAATCCTTATTGGACAGTTATTGCAACATTTACAGGTAGTCAGAAAGCAGCTTTTGCTCATAAGAAAGCAGTGTTGATTGATGACAGAGAAAAAAACATTGACTGTTGGATAAAAGCTGGTGGTATAGGAATACTACATACTACAGCAGATAGCACAATAGAACAATTAAATGAAATCCTCAGAACAGACTAGTATTAAAGACAAGGGTATTATCAAGAGTAAATCCCTTGTCGATCTTCTTGTGGTTAAAACACAAAGTAAGAAAGAACTTATCAGTTTAAAGAAAAAACACGAAAATCCAGAAAGACAGATTGAACTTATAGAAGAGATAGAGAAAATAGAAAAATTTCTCAGTAATCACAGAATCCAAAAATAGTATTAGCATAAATACTATTCATGAAGTCATTCCTTAAAAAAATTAATGAAGAATCAGTTGAATCTAAATTAGATAAACTTGGTCATTCAACTAAATTAACTAGTAAAAGGTTAAAACAACTCAAACAAAATTATTCTGATTTTGAACATATCAATCTAGAAGATTGGCAACAATACCCATTCCCAAAAAATTCATCAAAAGATACTGAAAGAGAAATCAGGTATCTAATCTCATTAGGTCAGTTTAGAACTGAATGGGAATATGAAATGGTAGAATATGATATCAGAACCATCAAACCATTTCAAGATTACTTAGAAGAATATGGTATAGAAGTAGATTTCGATAGAATAAAAGATTTGAGAGGTCAATCTGATCCGATTATTCTTTCACTTAAAAGACATTATAATAGACCTAGACCTAAAGCATTAGCTAAAGAGTTGGGTTTACCATTAGATAACTTCCCACTAAAAACAGCAGGTACACCTTCATATCCTTCAGGACATGCAACACAAGGTAGACTTGTATCGTTATTGGTAGCAGATCAAGTACCATTAGAACATAAAAAGAATATCTTAGATATCGGTAGTAGAATAGGTCAGAGTAGACAAATAGCCGGAGCTCATTATCCTTCTGATACAGCATTCGGTATTAGATTAGCAAATCATTTATATGACCTTTCAAAGAAAGGTATGGAACCTGATCTAAAATTAGAAATGATAGAATCACTTGAGTATTCTAATCAAGATGAAGTAGAATTTGCTGTTGATGTTGTATCTGATATCGATCAACAAATAAGTTCTATCAACGGTGATGTTATGGTTGATGAAAGACCAGGTAGAACTAATAGTAAAAAAATAGGTGTTCAGATAATTTTACCAGACAATGAACGAGTTAAATTTACAAGTTTAGCTAATAATGTAATCGGTAGTGATGATGATCTAACACTAGACAAACCGGCACCAGCAAGAATAACAAAAGACTTCGCATTCTTTCATACTGGTATAGAACGAAAAATATATGTAACTACAAGACCCGATGGTAAACGAGGTGGTGGTTCAAAAGCTGATCCTAATGAATTAATGACAGCAGCTTTATGTACTATGTCTTCTGTTCCTACAGTAGAAACAATAGAAGATTTAGATTTACTAATTGAACAAGTTAAGAAAATTATTAAAGGTAATAAAGTAGTAGGTTATAGTGAGTTAGAAGTTCAAGCTTTAGAAGCAGATTATAGTAATTTATGTATGGCGATCTCAGCAGCTGAGATAGTTATGAAACAGGGTTGGAATAGTGCTGATAAAGTATATCTAACTGGTAAATCTTGGGATGATGATGTTAAACAATTTCAAGTTACAAAATATGGTATGAAAGACTTCAATGCTTCAGATTATATCATCAAGAAAGGTGATAACTATGTGGGAATATCACTAAAAAAGAAACCTTCAGGTAATACAGGTGATCCAACATTAATCAATAAAGGATTTACAACACTACTTAAAGGTAAAGAATTCGATAATGTTAGAGAACAATTAGATGATGCATCAGGTGAGTTCTATATAAGAGTTGTTAAGACAGCACATACTTTCCAGAAAAGAAAACCTAAACTAGCAGTTGATAAACAGGGTAATCCTTGGTTAACAAAACAAATGATTAAAGATTTAGGTCCAAGAGGTAATGGTATAAACTTGAAGAATTGGAAAAAATTTGTACAAGGGTTGCCTAATGATTTGATTAATTATCAATTAAAAAAATCTAGATCATTATTCAAACCGATGGCTGATGTAATAGAAAACAATGCTGATCTATTTGCTAATCAATTAATACAACTAATATTGAAAACAGATTTAAAAGAATTACAAAAAGTTAATTTTGATTTTGCTTTAGTCACAGGTATTGGTAGAATGTTAAAGAGTGGACTTGTTATAGAAACTGGTGAATATAAATCAGTAGACATAATGACAACTAAACTAGATGAACTATTAAAGTCTGGTAAACCTAATATGAAGTTAGACTCAAGAAAAACACAAGCATTTGATAAAGGTTCGAATGCAGCAATGCTTCACATGAATTTAAATATAGGTAAGACACCGATATGTGATGTACAATTAAGATACAAAGGTAACTTCGCATCAGCACCAAGTTTTCTAGCAACATTCTCAAAAGAATTTAAAGAGTCACTAAAGTAATGAAAATAAAATATACAGAAACACCGAGGGATGTAAGATTGTTTGATGAAGACATTCCGGCTAATTTAGATCCTACTGATATAGTAGAGATTTTTCAAACACCATTAACAGGTTCATATAATTGGGATTATACAGTACAAGATAATAGAATAAAAAAATTGTATGAGTTAGGTAAAGAACTAAACTGGAATGCAGAGGTAGATGTTGATTGGTCACCAGAGTATACAGATATTTCAGATGAAGAATTTGAATTTGAGAATGCTCAATGGGATAAACATAAAGTGTATAATAAATTTAGTATGGAAGAAAGAAGAGAATTTTTTAGAGATTTAAGTTCATGGGGAACAAGTCAGTTCTTACATGGAGAGCAAGGAGCTTTATTAGTAGCTTCACAACTAGCATGTTGTGCTCCCACCTTTAACGCTAAACTATATGCTGCTAGTCAGACTTTTGATGAAGCAAGACATGTAGAAGCTTTTAATAAATACTTACAAACAAGATTAAAAAGAAGTTGGCCGATCGGTAGAGCATTGAAAGGATTGTTAGAT